TTCCTTCAACAGAGGTAGTAGACGTTTTAGAACGACTTCACTCTATCAAGTGTTTAGCACGCACAATGTTCAAACAACCTGTGAATACTTTTAAATTCTATGAAAACCGCAAACACTTGCCAAAAGTCTTACATTTTGTTGATAATTTAGTACACCTACCTTCTCATCATTTTTTAACCGATGAAGAACTAGAAAGAATTAAGAGTGTGTTATGATTCCATGCTATATGATGGACGTTCACGTTGCTAATCGGTGTAATCTCAACTGTGATGGATGTAATCACTGGTCTAACTATGGGTTCAAAGAAATCTTTTCAGCTAAAACTCTCTATAACTGGGCAGAACCATGGTCAAAGATAATTAAACCAGAAAGAATAAATTTATTAGGAGGCGAGCCACTGCTTAATAAAGAGTGTAAAAAGATTGTAGAACAATATAGATCTTTATTTCCTGACTCTACCATTAAACTATTTACAAATGGCTTTACTCTCTCAAAACACTCTTGGTTGCCTGATACACTGAGAAAAAATGACTGTATACTAGTAATCACCTTGCACTCAGATGAAAAAACTTATTTAAAAAAATTCAAAAATGAGTTACAATGTTTAAACAATTGGGGTAACTCAACTGTAAAGATGAAAACTTGGTTTAGAACTGTTTTTGACTACGACGGTATTGAAGTAGAAATAAGAGATATGCGTGGTCATTGGTACAAAACTTATACTGGAAACGGTTATACAGCTAAACCTTATAAGGATGAAAAACCACGAGAAAGTTGGAAAAATTGTGTATCTAAACATAGCGTTCAACTGTATCATGGCAAGCTTCACAAATGTGGAGCTATTACTTATTTAAATGACTTTTTATCAAAGTATGACCTTTTAGAAGATAAAGACTGGAAACCTTACTCTAAGTATAAAGGTATCAGTCCTACGGATTCTAAAAGTAGTATAGAACAATTTTTTAAAAACGAAGATGAATGGATTTGTGGTATGTGTCCATCAAATCCAGATAAAAAACAGTCTAAAGAAGTTTTTAAAAGATATGAATATTAGAGCTAATATAATTAGCATATAAATAACCAAAGAGGAAGAATAATTTTGGACGCAGTACTTATCAGGAAATTATCATTATGTCTGCTTCATCATCTGAAAAGCAAATGAAGATATTTGTAAAAAATAATGATGTTAATCGCGCTTTGCGTATACTAAAAAAGAAGATGCTTGCAGAAGGTATCATGAAAGAAGCTAGAGAAAATGAATTTTTTCGTTCAAAAGGTGAAAAGAAACGTTTAGCAGCAAAAGCAGGAAAAAAACGTTGGGAGAAAAAACGTATTCAATTAGAACAAAAATTCATTCGTGAAGAACGTAACCAACTTCGTAATAATCGTAAGAAAAAGAATGTACAAAGATCTAACCAAGGTTCAAATCAATCCAAAAACCAAACACATTCATCTCGCAATCAAAATAAGCGATAACTATGTACACAACCTAGCATTTTCGCTAGAAACATTCACAAAAATTATGAGTAAGGATACCCAAAAATGGTCTGGACAGATACACGGTAAACATTGGGAGTTGCAAAAGCTTTCAGACCGTGTTAAGCTGTTTTCAGAATCATATGAATTTCACTATCGTTTTGACTTAACTGAGTGGGAAACAATTCGTAGACAGTTTATAAGCGCTTTACGTAAGAACAATCTTGCATAATGGTAGGTAGAATGTATATAATCTCTATATAACTAATGGAGATTTATATGAAAGCTTATAAAGGTACTTTTAAGAAAAAGAATGGTGAATCACGTGATATGACGTTTGCTCGTCTTGCAGATTTACCAGAACACTTTTTAGAAACTCGTGTTATTGGAGCTGGCTCTGAACAAACTTATCCAGAAGGCATGGAACTTGTTTGGGATTTAGAAGCTGATAATTTTCGAATTTTTAATTGGAATACAGCTGATAACAGCCCCAAGGAGTTAACTATTGACGAAAGTCTCTTTTCATAAAGAGTATACATTAATTGAGACAGATGTAATTGATTTGTCAGACTTACGAAACGATAAAATTAGAATGTATTATTTAGTAGAAATCCATGATACAGAATCAGAAGAAATAGGTTGTATAATGGAAGAGGTTGATGGTCAATTAGAACCTACTCGGTTTGATACATTTTCTCAAGCAAAAGTTCAAGCAGCTATTGTTAAAGAAAAGCTGCGTAAAACTCAATATACATATATTGTGAGTTTTAATGACTGACGATGATAAAAAAGCAATTGAGATAAAAAACGAACATAATGAGTTTGAACTCATGCTTCGTTTTTTTGGTAATGAAATTATTGCTATCAAACTTGCAGCATCAAACTTTAGCGGTAAAATGATAGTATGGAGTATCATTTTATTAATGTTTACTTTTATGATTATGGAAGTTTTTGGGGTGAGTGCTTGGCTAGGCATTCCTGAAACATACACTGGAGATGAGTACTAATGAACTTAGTTATTTTCTTTGAGAGACTAATTTTAAAGCTATTTAAAGTTAAAGCCTCTCTAGTGAAAGAAGGTTTGTCAAAAACTCAGTACACGCATATTGTGAGTTTTAATGACTAATGAGTGTAAAAGTTTATGAAAACATTGTTTCTACTAAAGGAATTGATCACTTATTAACATTTTTAGATAAAAAAGATGAATATTATCAAGAAGGACAATTTGTAAGAAAACAAGGTTTTGACTGGTCAAAAAATAACTGGCCTAGAGGTTGGGTATTAGCGTTGCTAAAACGATTAGAAATTAAATCTAATCCTTATGCAATTATGATGATAGATTTAGATCATCAGTTAGGAATACACACTGATACTATTAACGGTAGTAAATGTGATAAAAATATAGTTATACCACTTGAGATAGTAGAACCTGCTCAAACAGTAATTTTTAAAAATAAATGGTTTGGAACAAATATGAATCTTTCTCTAGAAAACAAGAAATATTTAGACTATCTATCAAAAGAACCATTTGATAAAGCAATACACAGTAAGTATCTTACAACTTTTGATTACAACCTTTTACAAGGACTTGAGATAGAACATATTTATGAGTGGAAAGTTGGATCAGTTTGTGTATTCGACAGTCAGCACCTACACACTAATTCAACCATAAGTAAATATAAAAAGGCTGTTTATATATGGACAACATATTAGACAAAGGTTTTAAAGAACTATGAGCTACATTCAAGAATGGCTTGAACGCTGGTTTGTAAAAATTTTTAAAATCAAAGAAGAGCCCGATTATTTAGGATACAGAGCTTCGAAGAAGCGAACCAAACGCTAGACTGGACGCGGGGGCAGTACCCGCCGCCTCCACCATAAACACTTGGAGTAAAAATGCACAATGTAGTAACCTATTTATTACTAAGATTTGTAGAGTTTGGATTAATTATAATATTATTTGGAGCTTTACTTGAAGTGCTTATGATGGGGGCGAACTAGGATCGACAGGTAGTTAATAGGCGAGTGGAGAAGCAGGTGCGCAAGCGACCTTAACCGCAAGACTTAAATAAATGCAAACGATAACTTTGCGCCTGAGATGCGCCTAGCGGCATAGTCTCTGGGCTTGTTAGAGCCTTGAAACAGAATCTAACAGTCTTGGACACGCAGACTTAAAAGTGAGGTGGGAGTGGGTGGAAGCCCCACGCTTAACTTATGAGGGATTTATGTCTAATATCTATATTCTTGGCAACGGAGGTTTCGCTCAAGAAGTCTTTGAACAAATTATTTTAAATCAGGCAGTAAAAGAAACATTTGGTGGCTTCGTCATATTAAAAAATGATGAGGCTATTTTAATTGGAGACGAAGGGGCTAATCCTTTTACCTATCCAGCCTCTGCTCGTTTTATCATTGGCACAGGTAATAAATATTGGCGTAAAACTTTTATTGATAAGTTTACCTCTTACTATCAAACTAATCTCTATCATTTCCCTAATGTTGAAGCTCCCTATGCCTATGTTTCTAAAACATCTTATCTAGGAGTAGGTAATGTATTTATGAACTTTTCTGTACTAAACGGTAATGCAGCTATAGGAAACTTTAATATGCTCTACTCATACTCTTCCATTCACCACGACACTATTATAGGAAATAATAATATATTTTCACCTTATGCCGGAATAATGGGGTATTGTAAGGTTGGAGATGATAACTTTTTAGGAACAGGCACACATATAACCCCAAAAGTATCTATAGGAGACGATAACACATTATCTGCAGGAGAAACAGTGTTTGATGACATGGGAACGAGACAATTTTTTCAATCAGGGTTAGTACTGGATAAAGACTCATGATTGTATTATTTAGAAGTTGTGAAGCTAATCTATCACCAGGGTCACTCGGAGACGGCTTTGAGGACAAACCTCGTTGGGAAGGTCATGGCAAACTTGAGATACTTCGCAAGTGTTATATGTCTGTACAACCTGGTTTAGACGATAAAGACTTATTAATAGTTGTAAATGACAGAACTACACCTGAAACCCTACAATGGATGAGAGAAAAAACCTTAGCACAATTCAGAGTAAAACCTATTACTTCTCTTGATGAGCTCAGAAAAACACATCCATATCCAAATTATCACCCTGTTACTGCTAATTCGTGTCCAGATTTAATGGAACATTTGGTCGCAGTAGCTGAAAGAAACCCAGAAGAAATAATCTATGTGTGTGAAGATGACTATCTTCATGTTGAATACGCTATCTTGGCTATGAAAGAGGTATTTAAACAAGGATTTCAAGGTTTTTATGCTCCTTATGACTATCCTGATCGATACACAATAGATAAAACTAAACAATGCGAATTACATGCTGGTCCGTATGGTCATTTAAGATCTATACCAAGTGCTACTCTTACAATCGCTGCTCTAGGTAAAACATGGTTACACTACAAATATGAATTACTTAGGGCAGGAGCTTTTGCAGACGATACATGGACATGGAAAGCTTTTGCTCAAGTAGGTGCATTATGTCCCACCCCTGGACACGCTACTCATCTACAAGATGGGTGTATAACTCCTTATATTAATTGGAAAAGTATATATGAGTCAATTTGTACTTAATAAAAAAATTAATTACACTCGTTTAGCAGAATACCTAGAACCTGCTCACAATACAAACCAGTTTTCTAATGGTGGAAGAGCTGCGAGAGAGCTAGAAAATAGAGCAAGAGAATTACTCAAAATAGGTGATTCCAAAGCAATAATAGCAACAAGTTCTGGCTCTTCTGCACTTCACGCAATTTTATTCGCAGTTATGAGACATAATAATGCTAATATGCGAGTGTGTACGCAAGACTTTACTTTCCCATCAAATTCTCAAGGTCCAGCTACTGGTCCCATCATTACAGATATTGATCAAAACTGTAATATGAACGTATATGATGAGTTTGCACATGAGTATGGACAAATAAATATTGTTACTAACTGCTTCGGACATATACAAGAATTAGACTCAATTCTTATGCACGCACAAGAAAATAAAAAATTTATTATATTTGATAACGCTGCTTCTCCATATTCTTTTTTTAATGGTATCAATACCTGTAACTTAGGCCAAGCATCTTATATTTCACTTCACCATACTAAGCATATTGGCTTTGGTGAAGGAGGGCTAGCAATCGTAGACGCACACCTCGAAGAAGGTGTGAGAGTAGCTTGTAACTTTGGTCTGGTGCAAGGGCAATTTAATGAGAGAGGTAGTAACTTTAAAATAAGTGAAGTAGCAGCTGCTTCAATACTTCAATACTGGGATTCTTTTGACATTAATGAAATGCAAAAAAAACTTATTGATAATTACTACAACAAACTTTTTGAAATTAATAAAAATTATCAAGGTATACCCTATCCTAACAATTCAGATGAAGATAACTTTTTTCCTTCTTGTTTACCTTTCATTTTTGAGCAACCTACAGATATTCAAGAATTTCCATATGAAGATTGTAAAAAGTATTATTATCCCTTAAGAGGATTACCAGTATCTAAACATGTATATGACAGAATTATCTGTTTTCCAATTACTGGAGGAATAAATGATTAAAACAGCTGTAGTAACTGGGTTTGGTGGTTTTATCGGTACTACTTTTACTAAAAGACTTTTAGCTGATGGCTGGAAAGTATATGGTTTTGATAAATTTACTCACGTTTCAAACCATAAGCTTACAAACACGTTTCATGATAATTTTGAGTGGGAAGCTATGGATATAAGAAAAATTACATGGCTTCCTGAATGTGATGTAATTTTTAATTTTGCAGCAGAGTCTGATGTAGATATAGGCAACCAATCTTGTGATAGATTTATAAAATCTAATATTGATGGAGTAAGGAATCTTTTAGATATAATTAATAATAGAATTGTTCTCCGTGCGGATAAACCTCTTTTCTTTCAGGTTTCAACAGATGAAGTATATGGTGATCTAACTGAAGGAGTTTTTAATGAAACAGCAGAGCTTAAACCCTCTAATCCTTATGCAGCAACTAAAGCAGCAGCTGATTTACTTATTCAGTCTTACGCTCGTACTTTTGGTATTGAATATATCATCGCGAGACCATCAAATAATTATGGACTATTCCAATATCCAGAAAAACTAATTCCACTAACAGTTAAAAGATTAGCAAGAGGTAAAAAGATAAAATTGCATAATGACGGAAAACCGGTTAGGACATGGACTCACTCTGAAGATACAACAAGTGCAATCTTAACATTATATGAAAAAGCTGAGAGAAACCGTATTTACAACATTTCCTCCGAGTTTGAACAAACTAATCTTGAAACAGTCACAAAAGTTATAAACGCATACGATTTAGGTAGAATCAACAGAGATGTTCCTAACATAGAACAATTTTTAGATTTATCATTTAGTAGACCAGGTCAAGATATTAGATATGCTATCTCTTGTGATCCCTTAAGGCAGCTACAATGGCGCCCTGAAAAAGAGTTTGATATGGAAATTGTAAATCTAGTAAATCAGTATAAAAAGGAGTTTGTGTGGTGAAAACTACAAAAGTGTTAATTACAGGTATAGGAGGTCTTTTAGGAAGTACTTTTGCTCGTTACTTGATCAATAAAGGAGGTTACGAAGTCGTAGGCATCGACAATATGATTGGAGGTGTAGAAGGAAATGTTCCAGAACGAGCTACCTATATAGAGGGAGATATAACTAATACAAAGCTTCTTACTGAATTGTGTAAAGGAGTTGATACAGTATTTCATACCGCAGCTTTACCTTATGAAGGTTTAAGTGTTTTTTCTCCTGCTATAACAGTTAATTCTATAGTTTCGGGTACAGTTTCTATAGCATCAGCTTGTTTAGCAAATAATGTAAGATTATTAATTAATTGTTCATCTATGGCGCGATATGGAGAACAGCTCCCTCCCTTCACAGAAGATATGCAGCGTAAACCAGTTGATCCATATGGTTTAGCAAAAGCTCAAGCAGAAGAACACCTTGAGATGTTGCATGATATTCATGGACTAAACTTTGTAACAGTAGTTCCTCATAATGTTATCGGAGTGGGTCAACGCTACTACGATCCTTTCAGAAACGTAGTAGGGATTATGATTAACCGTGCTTTGCAAGGTAAGCCTATTGTGATATATGGAGACGGGGAGCAAAAACGTTCATTTTCTGATGTCTATGACTGCATCGAAGCAGTATATAAAATGATGATTACTGATAGAGATATTTCTCGTCAAGCATATAACATCGGCCCTGATGATAACGAGATATCAATTAAACAACTTGCATATAAAGTAGGACACTATGCCTCTATATACCCATCCTTCAACCATTTTCCTGATAGACCGCGTGAAGTAAAAAATGCTTACTGCTCATCAGATAAAATCAGAAGAGAGTTTAACTATAACGCATCTATATCTTTAGATAAAACACTAGAAAGTATGGTTGCTTGGATTAAAGGTAGAGAACCAAAAGACTTTGAGTATCATTTACCGTTAGAGTTCATAACGGAAGAAACACCTAAAACATGGACGGATAAATTAATCTAATGATCAACAGCATTGAACTTAATCTTCTTCACGCCCTTCAGTGGGAATCTCACGATTTTGAGGTAGCAGATCATAAAGAACGATGGGACTTAACACAAGAAGAAGCTGAAGCTGTAAAAAAATGGATTAATGCTAGAGTCAAAGAGATAAAAGATAAATTATGATAAAAACCTTCAAAAACTTATTTGATGACAATCTACATTATGTTCCTGCACCTAAAGTTGCTTCAAGAACTACACTTGGATGGATGATGCTTATGAGAGAACCAGGATTATATAGACACAAAGATTGGTTTCCTGAAGTTCCTCAAAAACAAAACCACGCTTACAAACAAATAAAAAGATTAATTAAAACAGAACACATCGAAACAAGTGAGGGTAAAACTGTGTTCTGTGTTAAAAGAGACCCTGTTAAACGGTTTATCAGTGCTTATCAAAATATGCAATGGTTAGGACATCTTAGTTCTATACAAAATCTCATCAATGAGTGGGATGTCCACATGACACAAAACAAAATGGTAAAAGCACACTTTAGAACACAAACCGAGTGCTATGGTTCAGATCCTGCGTTCTTCACTCATACTTTTCATCATTCTAATATGACAGAAGTAAGAGAGTTCTTAGAGGACTACGCAAAAGTTCATCTCCCAAATCTTCACTTACAACAATCTGGAGAGAAAAGAGAAGCTAATCTTACGAATGAACAAGAAGCATGGATTGTAGCTAAATATCAGATAGACTACGATAACGGTTGGTTCTAATGGAGTGTAATATAGTAGGCGGTGGTCCAAGTAAAAGTTTAGTAAAACCTGATAGATTTACTATTAGTACTAATTTTCACTGTTCGTGGGCTAATATTATATTTGCAGTTGATGAACCTGTGGTTGAAAGTCTACTAAGAAAAAACGTAGACGGATTCACACACCAATTAGTTTTTACAAATCCTAAAGTTTATCCACGGTATAAAGACTATCCAAGATGTTATGAATTTGATTATAAAAACTGGGTAAAATCACACAGTTTAAGTTCTGGTATGAATGCAATTGTATTAGCTCATGCGTTAGGATTTACAAAGATACATATTTATGGTTTTGAAAAAGTTTTAGAAGACCACAGAGAAAATAAACTTAAATTTGATATGATTAAAGATAATAACAGAGAATATATATTTTATGAGCATTAAAATTATAACACCGTATGTTTTTGAAGAAGAAATTATTCACCATAAAAATCAGTTTTGGGAACTTGACATTCATTATGAACGTGATATTGCTGGAATTGGTTCAGACTTAATGTTTCAAAAGATGTGGTCGCAGTATCCAGAAGATGACATCTTTATTTTACACGCCGACATGTCGCCTTATCATGACGGATGGTGGGAGGAGGTGCTTGAACATGTCGAGCAATACCCAGAAGCAGGAATGTTTGGTTGTTTGTTATTGTACCCAGCAACAGACAAAAGTGGCAAACATTACATACAGTGTGCTGGAGGAAAGTTCACAGACAATAGACCAGATCACTTCGGAAGTGGGCTGGTACTTGAAAACGGGGGAACTTTTAAGTCAGAACTGGAAGTTGATACAGGACAGTACGATACCACGAGAGAAGTTGCCTGGACAACTTTTGGAGGTTGCTACATTAGACGGGAACTTATCAATTCCGTGGGAAACTTTGACCCCTCCTTTGAATGGACTTACAACAGAGACGTGGATTACTGCTTATCAGGACGAGAAGCTGGTTTCCACATCTATCAGATACCTGTACGACTCTATCATCATGAATCCCGCGATAACAAGCGAATAAAAGATCAAAGTAAAGCTGATATGGAAATGAGAAACCTCGCTCGTCTCCAGACGAAATGGGCAAACTCAAAATTTTATAAAACGCTGGACAAGGAGATAAAAAGTGGATAAGGTGTACATAACAAAAGATGAACTTACAAAAACACTCCATACTCAACGAGAAAAAGCCGGTCCCTTTTTATCCTTTTTAATACTTTTGGGATTATGCGTATCATTAATCTGGGCTATTCCTTTAGTTGTGTTTTGGATGATATACTTTATTGTATGCATTCCCTTTGTTTTTGTAGATAGATTATTTAAAAGGAGTAAATAATGGGTAAATTAAATCATGAGTGGGTAAAAGCTTCACTTGAAATGGCAGATAACGAAAGATCAAAAATTACTGAACGAGAGCGGGAGATGCATGGTCTTAGCTCTATAAGGCTAAAGTGTCTTATCAATAATCTTTGTGCTGCAGAATCAGTTAATTATTTAGAAATTGGTACATATAAAGGATCTACTTTAATTGCGGCTATGCGAGGTAATGATATCAATGCAACAGGTATTGATAGTTTTTTATATGACGAAAGAGAGCCTAACAAATGGGCTCCAGAAGGATACATATGGGATAATATGAAATCTCAACTAGAAGCTAATCTTAATACTTATAGACTTCAACCTGATGTAGTAAATGGAGATAAAGTACAAATTATTGAGGGTGATTTCAGAGAGGCTGACTTGCCAAAAGGTAAATTTAATCTATGTTTCTTTGATGTCAGTCCTGTTAACGCAGAAATCTATGATGGATTTTTTGAAAAAATTCTTCCAGCACTTTCACAGAGTTCAGTTGTTGTATTCAGTCAACAATCAACGCATATGCACGCAGAGATGTTAAATGAATCTATGAAACGCCATGAATCTAAATTCAACTCGCAATTTAATGAGATTAGAGTTTCTGGAGGAAATGCTGATGCATCTAAATATTATAGCGGTATTAGAGTTTTTGGACTAGTTAAAAAATCAACTACAAAAGTAGTTTCTAAACCAACAGCAAATACACAGGTTAAAAATGGCTAAGAAAAAAAGTGTTATTAGTTTAATTTCCTACGATGCTAATCGTTTTTTACCAAATTCCATCAAAAGATACTATAACTATGTAGATGAGATTATTTTAGGAATTGATAAAGATCGTATAACCTGGAGTGGAAACTCTTTCTCAATCGATGAAGATGCTTTATGGACAGAGTTATCACAGATTGATGGTGATGGTAAAATCTCTATTATTGAAGAAGACTTTCATCAATCTAAAGTTGCTATTGAAAACGATAACTATGAGCGTAACTTTTTAAAAGAACAATGTTCTCATGACTGGATTTTTTCTTTTGATGCTGATGAGATGCTAGTCAATGCTAAAAGTTTTTTCTACGACTTTTGTCCCATTGTAGAGCCATACATGTACAAGATGGATATTTGTATGACTTGGGCCACTCCTTATAAAGTCTTAACTGATAACGATGGAAACTCTCAAACACTTATGATCGCAAACACTGATGATACCCCGTTTTTTGGAGAAAATCAAGGAGTTGTAACTTCAAAAGATAGCACTTTTACTTATGCTAGGTGGACAGATAAGTCTGGAGCAGGAGGAAATAGGCTTATGAGCCCTCTAGTCGCTCTTCACTGGAGCCTTTGCCGACCAGAAAAAGAGCTTCACGAAAAAATTCATAATATCGGTCACTCTGATTTGGTAGAAAAAGATCCTTTTTATCAGATTTGGTCTCAAGTTACTTGGGATAATTTTCATGAATTAGAAAATTTTAAAACATCAGGACTAGGGGAAGCACAGTGGCCCAAAGTAATACCTATCCCTTCTAGTCAAGTAGAAGAGTATCTTGTACAGAATTTAGGGAGAGCATACTAATGAATATTGAAATTGTAGGAAAATTTTATGATAATCACTCATTGACTATTATCAATAGAAATATTGCTTTAGAGCTTACTAAATATCATAACGTTTTTATTACTTCTCTTGATTCTTTTGATCCTACACACGGTGTAGAAAAAAACATAGTTAAAACGTTAAAAGAATTACAAGGAAAAGAACACCCTGAGAACGGTCCAGATATACAATTAAGACATTCTTATCCTCCTATATGGCAATGGCCTGTTAACGAAGCAACTAAAGTAGTTTATATTCAACCTTGGGAGTACCCAAAGATTCCTTTTGAGTGGCAATATAAATGGGAAACATTTGCTGATCATGTCATTGTTCCTTCTAACTATATCAGAGACGTTGCTGTTAGAGGAGGAATTAATCCTAAAAAAATTACTACTGTGCCTAACGGTTATAATGAAAAAGTATTCAATAAAGAAGCTAAGCCTTTAACTAGATATGGGATAAATCCTGATAAATTTAATTTTGTTTATGTTGGAAACTCTCAATGGCGAAAAGGTCTAGATCTTTTAATCAATGCTTGGCACAATTGCTTTAAGTCATACGATAATGCAAGATTAATTATCAAAGATAGTCCTCAAATTTATGGAAAAAATAGTGTTTTAAATGAACTTATTAAGATGCAATACAAAACGGACTGTGCTAAGGTTCTTTATATTGATGACCCATTGACAGATGAAGAGATGGCAGGATTGTTTACAGCCTCTAAGGTAGTAGTACATCCTTACAGAGCTGAAGGATTTGGTATGCATATCCAAGAAGCTGCTGCTTGTGGTTGTGTGCCTATACTACCTGATACTGGACCACATCAAGACTTTATTCCTGATGATGTAGGGCGTAGAATAAAAACTCACCCAAAGCACGTAGATATTACCTCTGGTCAAATATTTGCTCAAAAACCAGGTGATTCTTTTACGATGATGAATTCTCACACATTTATGAATGAGCCTGATGGACAATCTTTACAAAAAATGTTACAATGGGCATATCATTCACACGATAAAAAAGATTATTTTGAAAAAGTGAAAAATACAACATTTCCAAATACATGGGAATCTGTTGTTCAATCTTATGTGAAAGTACTTGAGGATTTACATGACACACAACCAAGAGCAATCCGACATTAATATTGATAAATGGTTTGAAGAACTAGAAGCCAGTATTGATCTAGAAAGAGAGCAACCGCAAGAACAAAAAAGAGACTTTTCTCTTTTTGATAAAGTATTAGATGATTTTCATGGAAACGCTCCGATCATTGATCAATCTTATTCTGGACAGTTGCCAAATATTACTGCAAAAGCTAAAATCTTTATTACTCAAAATCTCGAAAAAGGACAATATTTTAGATTTGGTGTCATTGGAGGAGGTTGCTCTGGTTTTAATTACGAGTTTGATGTGGACACAGCGATTTCGGAGAATGATATTAAGTTTTCGGATTCGCCACCTGCTTTGGTAGACCGTGAATCTTTACAGTTTTTATATGGAACTACTATTGATTTAGAAGATAAAGGCATGAACAAACTTTTAAAGGTTGATAACCCTGGGGCACGTGCATCGTGTGGTTGTGGTACCAGTTTTGCTTTTGATGAGGAGTTACTAGATCTATATGACTGATTTTAATTGGATTGTAAATAAGAGTAAATTACCTTGGCTTAAACTTGATATACAATACGATCATGAAACAATGCTTAAAGAGGCAGTAGCTTTAAGGAGTATTTTTGTAAAACATAGAGATCAAGATGGTACGGGAGGCTATAGACATAAAGGTTGGCGTAGTTTATGTATTCACGGAATTTCCGCTGAAAAAACTAATCACTATGAAGAGTACGGTTATTCATCAAATGATGAGGCTCCTTATCATTGGACTGAGATAGCTGATTTATGTCCTTATACTGTTAATTTCTTTAAAAACAAATTTCCTTACAAAAGATATTTTAGAGTTAGATTCATGTTACTTGAGCCAGGAGGGTATATCACTCCTCATGTAGATACAGATATTAATAAGCTATCTCCAATTAATATGGCTCTTAATCATCCTGATGGGTGTAAAATGAAAATGAAAGGTCATAAAGGGTTTGTACCTTTTGAGCCAGGGACTGCACTGATGTTAGATGTAGGCAATGAGCATGCGTACATTAACGATAGTAAGGAAGACAGATATCATATAATTGTTCACGGAGTTAAAACAAAAGAGTTTGAAAATCTTGTAGAGAGAAGCTATGAAAAGAATCATGGGTAAAAATAAAAACTACGTTGTAGGCATATATGATGATACACGTATGTCACAAAACTTAACTCAAGCTGAAAAAAATAAAGAAATAACAGAATTTTTTACTCGATTTAAGTATTTTGGCCCTATTATCGTAAAAAATAATATCAATGATGTTTTAGACGAAGCACTTTCATATGATGTTGATTACTGCATAGTTCAATCAGTTGGTCATATAATCAAAGAAGTTACTTTTTTTCAATTCATCGAAAAATGGATTGAAAAACAAGATTTCTTTATTACAGGCCACATTATGGATAAAAATAAGAAAAATAAAAATAATCCTAGTGGAGCACAAGGTTATTATGGACTACATAAACAATGTATGCTTGTAAATCTTAAATATTATAAGAAGTTTGACAAGCCTGTTTTTGGAGAAAAAAGCTCAAAAGAAGAAACACTTATCAAAGCTAGTAGGCACGTAAAAGATATTCATGATGACTATACCCCATTATCCTTGAAACCTACAGAAGAGTTAACCGTTTGTACCCCATTAGTTGATGGTTGGAATTTCATAAATACTTCTTTAGCTAATGATCTAACTGTATACAACTTTCATCCTAAAATTAGAGAGTGTAAAGAGTATATCTATCCTAAAACTAGTGCAGCAGAGTTAGAGCATCAATTATCATGGATTACTTCTATTGCTAATTATGCTCAAAAGTGTGTTTTCTTTTGGAATACTGAAAATTATTCAGACTTAAAATATGTTACTATGAATCAACCTGTCAAAAAACTCTATGCGGTTGCTGCTAGTTTTAAACCTAATATGATTCTTCACCACTATGGATTTGAAGAAGACTCAGAAGTAGTATTCTTTGACTATAGTAAACCGTCATTAGCTTTTAAAAAATTACTAGTTACTGAATGGGATGGTGAAGATTATCCTGCGTTTCTTGATTATGCACAAAAGAAATATAGAATAGATGAAACAGGGGGCAACGAAACACAAAATCTTAGTAGAAAAAAATTATGGGAACGAGAGATTGCTTGGTGGGGATCAGAAAAAGTAATCAAAGAACACTGGGAAAAATACAGGTCATTAAAACACACTTTTATTCATACTGACATATGTATTAATCCTGAAAAAGTGACTAAGCTAATTACACCAGAAGAAAATTCAGTTATTTGGTGGAGTAACGCTTTTCACACAGTAGGTGCTCAGTATTTAAGAGGATTAAGCGGGGTTAAAGCCTGTTATGAAGACTGGATTAAACAAATCGACGAAAAAAACCCAGACATTTGGATTTTAGGTAAAGATTACTTAGATCGTCCAGTCGAGGGTGATAGGTTAAAAGACTACTTATATGCTTACAATTGCTAAAACAAAACTGATATTTGATAACTCGTGGTTATCAAAATTAGATTTTAAACCACATGATGATTATGATTTAGCAGGAAACGTAGATGCTGTGTCTATAAAAAGTGTAGACGGTCATATTCACAGTTTTTACAGAAACAAACCTGTTGAACATCCTCAAGATTTTAAGTACACAAAATACTATTCACTTTGCAAACCCTTGATTGATTTTTTTCAGTTTGATACTACGAGAGTCAGAGTTCACAAACAAGAACCTGGGCAAATTATACCTATTCATACAGATGATAACAATATCAATGCTAAGACAAATGATGATTTTAGGCTCAGAGCTGTAACAGCTTTAACCAGTGACGAAAACTTTATATATCAATTTGAGTTAAATGGTGAAGTAGAACAACTAACTCTAAAAACTGGAGAAACAGTTATTTTTGATCCGGATTTAGTAGGCCATGGAATGATTAATAATTCCAAAGACAAAATAAGATACTCTTTAGTACAGGTATTTAGTGCATACCCTGTTACCCCTTGGTTAAAAGACTTTATTAATAAAGATCAGATAGAAATAGTATGAATATAGACTTTGGTACCGCATTTCATAAGCCCAATGGTAATGCAGTAAAAGTTACAATAAATGAATTTAGAGATAAACTTTATTTACACATTAGAGAATATTCAATGGACGGAGATACTGGCCAATGGTATCCTACTAAATCAGGATTTTCAATCCCTGCAGATGAAGTAAGCTCTCTTATACCCCTACTAGAAGACGCAAGTGACGCGGTTGCAAAAAGATATATTTGGAATACGCAATTAGAGTTAGAATTGGAGAACGATTATGAGTATTAAAGCTTGGAGTGATGAGCAAGAAATTGAATTGATAAAGCTCTATACTGAAGATGGACGCAAAGACGTTCATGAATTAGCTGAATACTTCTCAAAAGGTTATAGAAGTGTTATAAGTAAATTAGTTCAATTAAAAATTTACGAAAAACCTGTAATTGAGGAAGACGATAAGTCTCAAACAGTTAAGGTGATGCTTCGTGAACTAGAGAACATCTTAGAAGTTGAGATTGAAGGTGTGAACCTTAATAAAAAAGAAAATCTTGTCAAACTTCTAAACGCTATTAAACAAAAGATAGGATAATGGCTGCTAAGAAAAACAGACTGAACAAAGTTTGGATGATTCCTGAAGGTGAGAAGCGTTCTGCTGCTTCCTATCATTTCGTCCATCCTAAAACTATGTCTCAAATCAGAAACGGAGTTAAACTAAGGATGAGAAGATACCATCCTGGACTAAGACAACACGTCTGGTTTGTAGAGACTAAAATGCCTCCGCACTCTAAATAGGATATGTTATGGTACAAAAATACGAAAGTCATGAAGACTATATGAAAAGACGTATGACAGAAGATCTTGCTAAGTATGAAGACAGTAAATGGGAAGAGCACAAACAAATGCTTGATAAAAAGTATATATTTGAATCTCCAGATAACGGTAAGACTGTTTATAAACGTCCCTTCGGATCTGCTTACACACAGAGAGTAAAGATTCATTCGTCAGATATCAATTATAAGTTTAATGAAGATAAATATATTCAAGAAATTAAAGAGTATATAGATTCTACTTACTCTCAACATTACTCCACTAATAAGTTTCAGTCTACTGAAGTAATCATAGACAGAGGACATGGAACAGGTTTTTGTATGGGCAACGTAGATAAATACTCTAACCGATACGGTAAAAAAGGCACAAAAGAAGATGCCAGAAAAGATTTGTTAAAAGTAATACATTACGCTTTACTACAACTTTACGTACACGATAACGAAAAATAAGATTATTTTTAAACTTGAATATTTTCCCCAAAATAATAGTGTTATATTTTTTATACTGCTTTGATTGAAAAATGCTAATCAATAATTTTACTTATTTTTACACTAAAGCTAATTATAATGCTAAAACCAGCGGAATGGATAATCCAAAGGAAGCATACCGCACAGTAAAAGATTGGCATACGTATCCAGTACAAAATTTTGATTATAAGTTTAATAGTTGGGGTTTTAGAGGTCCAGAGTATGAGCAGTTTTTAGGTAAACCCATAAATATATGTTTAGGCGATAGTTATACTGTAAATGTAGGCGGTCCTATTGAACACAGCTGGTGTAGTCAATTAGCAAAGTATTTTACTATTCCAACAATCAACTTAGGTATGGATGGTGCAGGTAATGATGCTATTCGGATAGTATATGAGCGAGCCTGTAGTATATTTGATGTACAAGATGTTTTTGTAATGTATAGTTTTTTACATCGTCGATTAGACGAGAATTTTAACTTTTTAAAACATAGCGATAATCCTAAAATACGTGATAACTTCAACTATTTCTTGCGACAACGTATATCAAATGTATATGAAGCTGCACTACCTTCTTGGTGTTGGCATCCTGTAGAAAGATCCTTTCTAGAAGATAATGGAATTTTTACATACACTAGTAAACTAACTAGTGAAGAAAGAAACCGAGACGGCTTTCATATGAGTAAAAATATTAATAAAGTATATGCAGATTACTTTTATAATAAATGGAAACATAATAATGACCTATAGAAAATATTATGAATAATAAAATTCTTTTTAAGCTTGAAGAGATGTTTCAAACATCCCCACAACTACTACGAAACGATAAAAAACTCAGACAAGCTATCAGAGGCATATTCAATATAGATGTTGAAGATGTTAACTTTACTAATATTGGTGAGTTAGTAGATAGAATTGATGAGGAAGTATTAAAAAAGTATTTTACAGAAATCTGGCAACCCAGAACAAAAACATACAAACACTCAGGTCTGGCTATTCTTCAAGAAATAAACTCTCTCAATCCGAGGACAGTATTAGATATTGGTTGTGGGTATAATGAATTTAAAAATAAAATCCATAACCTTATCGGTATTGATCCCTATAATGACTGTGCTGATATCAAAGTTCCTATATTAAGTTATATCACACAGGAAAAGTATGATGCTATTATCGCTTTTGGAAGCATTAACTTTGGCTCTACTGATAAAATATTTTCTGAATTAGAAAAAACTGTGTCACTTTCTGCAAAAAATGGTAAAATGTTTTTTAGAGTAAATCCAGGATTATCTCACGATGCTCCTGAATCTCGTTGGATTTCATTTTATCCGTGGTCAACTAACTTTATTATTAACTCTGCTGATTATCTTGGGGTTGACATTCTTGATATTAAAAGCGACAATAATGGTAGACTTTATTTTATATGGTCAAAACCATATGAATAACATATAGTTTAACAACGCTCGCTTAGAAGTTCGTTAATCTTTTTCAATCCGTGCTCGCAAGGGCATGGATTTTTTTATGGAGAATTATAATGGATTTATTTCCTCTTTTTGCTCCTTCTATGGGGATTGCTATCTTAGGTGCTTATGGGCTTTTTGCTCTTGCACTGACTTACTGGTTCTCAAGAGGGTACAATGATACTAAAACATCATTTTTAGTAGCTCGTCGTGAGCTTAATACTTTTCAAGGTAGTTTGTCAGTAGCTGCTGCATGGCTTTGGGCTCCAGGACTATTTATTTCTGCACAACAGGCATATGTAAATGGTCTTGTTGGTCTTTTTTGGTTCTGCCTTGGAAACTTTTTAACACTAGGAGCCTTTGCTTATTTTGCAAAACAAATTAGAGAACGTGCTCCTGAAGGTTTTACCTTCTCAGGATACTTAAAAGAACGATTTTCTGGAAGGGTTCAAACTCTTTTTGTTGTAGAAATGATGATTCTGGCAACTTGCGCTTTCGCAATCAACCTCTTAGCTGGTTCAAAAACTGTTGAAGTTTTAACTGGCATTGATTACACTCTTGCTACCTTTCTAATGGCTGGTGTAGCAATTCTTTATTCTTTTAGAACAGGGTTAAAAGCAACTGTTGTAACAGAGATTATCAAAATCTGTGTAGTTTGGGCAGGAGCAGTTATTCTGGTACCTTGGGCTATTTCTTCAGCAGGAGGCTGGGATGTAGTAGTAGCAGGTATTGGTGGTCGTACAGGCCAAGGAGCTGAGATTTTTGGAACTCCTTTTGCTTGGGGTATTTTTACAGGATTTGGTGCCGCAGCTTTTCTTGGACACATGGGAGGTCCTTGGGGAGATAATTCTTTCTATCAACGAGCCTTTTCCATTAAAACAAAGTCAATTATTCCATCATATGTAATTGCGTCATTTGTGTTTATCGTGATCCCTATTCTAATGGGATTACTTGGATTTCTTGCCGCAGGATTAGAGCTTGGTATACCAAATAACATGGTTGGCACTACCAACGCTGTCGTCATTGGAACACTTTTGCCTCCAGTAGCATCCATCTTTTTTGCCTTTATGATTTTTGCTGGGCTTGTTGCTATTCTTGACTCTCAATTTGCTTCTGTAGCAAATATGACAGGACATGATATTTTTAACGCCTTTAAAGGCGGTACTGATGACCAAGCAGTTATCAACTATGCTAGATGGGGAATGATTACTTTAGCTATTGCAGGTATTGTTGTAGCTAATATCCCAGGTATGCAACTTGTATATCTGTTTTTGTTTTTTGCAGTACTAAGAGCCGCTGTTTGGCTACCGTCAATGATTTCTCTAGTAAAACCACACTGGATCACAGAACGTGGAATGTTTTGGGGTATTCTCGTACCAGCTACGGTAGGAGAAGTCTTGTTTGTTGCTGGAAAATTAGGGTATACTAATACTGCATTTATGGGAACCTTAATCGCAATTTTTGGTTCACCTGTTCTTGCTCTTGTTATTAGTAAAATGGATGCCAAGTAAAAAACTACTCATCTTAACCGGACCACAAGGTTCTGGAAACCATCTTTGGTCTAAGATATTTGCGCTTCACCCGAAAGTATTTGGGTGGAGTGCTCTTTTAGATAAGTATTGGATAGGTCATCACGAAGAACCTTTTTCTCTTTGTTGGAAAAATCCAGATCTACTTCATGCTTTTGATTGGGATAAATCAAACTATTTCGTCACGTCTATCTCATGTCCTTACTTCTACGACAAACAACCTAATATCCCAAAATATTTTGAATTCTTTAATATAGCAAGATTGTATTGTGAAACTACGTTTGTAATTATTGGAAGAGATAAAAACATTCTTGAAAAGCAAGAAGAAAGAGTTAGAGGTGAAAAAACCTATGATAAACTACTTCAAGAAATAAAAAACATAAGATATGCTGATAAAATGTTTATTAGCACAGAATTACTCTACTTATATAAGCAAGAATACCTAGAAACATTAAATAAGTTCTTCCCAATTGATTATCAAAACCCTATGATAAATAAAATACTAGAGATTGATGAAAATGCTAAATATATCAACTCTATACCTCAACAACCACTTGATTTACTGGTTAAAAAAGCGTGTGACAATTCTTAAGTCACTTATTTCTTTCTTAATACTTATTTTTCAGATATTATCTATATATGAATTACAAAGAACTCAAAACAATTATCCAAACACATAATCAAGCTTACTATGATTTGTCAGCCCCCACTCTTTCAGATGGGGAATATGATCAGTTGTATGATAAGCTTGAAGCAATGGAAAAAGCACAAGGCTGGAGAGACTATGACTCCCCAACTCTTCGTGTAGGCGGTTCTGCTGGAAAAATCACACACCCTCACAAACTCTATTCTCTTCGTAAAATCTATGAAGGTGAAGAAGAAGTTGAATCTTGGATGGATGTCAAACTTCCTAAAATTGATGGTTCAAATCTTACACTCGTTTATCGTGGCGGTAAGCTTAGGCTCGCTATCACACGTGGTAATGGAGAGCAGGGAGAAGATGTAACATATCTCGCAGAGTGGATTAAAAATGTTCCTCATCGAATCGATACACAATTCGATGAAGTTGTTGTTAATGGTGAGTGTGTGACAGATAATGAAGTTGAAAATTTTAGAAATTATGTCTCAGGCGCACTAGGCTTAAAATCTGCGTATGAGTTCAAAGACAGAAATATTAATTTTATCGCACATGATTGGCTTGGAGTCGATATGGACTACTTGCCTCGTATGAAAGTTTTAAAAGGGATGGGATTCTTTACAGTGCTTGAAGACCGCGCTTGGGAATACCCTAAAGACGGTGTAGTGTATCGTTGCAACTCATATGCTAAATCACAGCAACTTGGATATACTTCAAAGTATCCGCGATTTGCTGTGGCTCTCAAACAGCGCATGACTGAGACTGCAATCACTACACTACAAGACGTCTTATGGGTAGTTGGTCGAACTGGAACTGTGAATCCCACAGGCGTTGTCGAGCCAGTAGTGCTCGATGACGCCACCATTTCGCGTGTCACTCTACATAATATAGGCATTATAGAAGAACACGATCTTGGGCTAGGTGATCTAATTCAAATCGAACGTGCTGGTGGTGTTATACCAAAATTTATAGGCGTTGTCCAACACTCTGAGCACAGAATTAAGATTACCCAAAACCACGCAGAACAGACCATTGGTATGCAAACAAAGCGAGATGGTCCTAGACTGGTGGTCGCAGATCGTAATAATATTAACACATCAAAAGTTTTGGAACACTTTATCAAGACTATTGATATCAAAGGATTAGGTCCAGCTTCTGTTCAGAAGATGGGACTAACGCATCCAGTTGACATCTATGATGATCAAAACTGGTCTAAACTTGGCGCTAACGGCGCTAAAGTCGAAGCTGAGATCGAAAGAACAAAAACCAAACCTTATGATATTGTTCTTGCTTCCCTTGGCATCCCTGGGGTTGGTAAATCTGCCGCTAAACTGATTATTAGCAAGATTCCAGCATTCAGAAATCTAAGAGATATTGAAACCACAGAAATAAAAGGTATTGGCCCTTCAACTGTTGATTCAGTTCTATCTTGGCTCGACGAAAATGAAGAGTGGGTAACAACCTTACCTCTTCAACTAGAACAGAATGTCACGGTTGAAGAAATAGTAGGAACGCCTGCTCGAAAAGTATGTATTACAGGAAAGCTGGATATGACTCGTGGTGATCTTGCAGATCGTCTCGAAAGCAAAGGCTTCAAAGTAACTTCAACAGTCACTAAAGATTGTTACGCACTTATTACTGGAGGAGATACAACCTCTTCTAAATATAAGCGTGCTGTTACTCTTGGTATAACCATTGTAGATTACTGGTCAAGCCAAAAAGAAGTCTTAAGCGGTGATTTTTAATAAAAAGAAAAACAACCAAGTCACCAAATACTGTCATATTTCAGTTGCTTGTTCTAAAACTTTTCTGTAATATCTCTATATAAAGTCAAGAGAAAAACATAACTCTTGAAAATTCAACAAAACTTAAGTTCGAGGGGAACAATAAATGTCTAAGTTTGAATATACTGATGAAATGGTTGCTCGTATGCACGAAGTTGCAGGTGCAGGTGTAACCGAAGAGTCGATTGAAGGTCTGATGACTGAATTCGATTTTCCACGTCGTTCTGTCACAGCTAAATTGCGTAAGCTGGGATACGACGTACCAAAGAAGCCAGGCGCAGCTCCTGTCTTCTCAGCTGAAGAAACTGATGCGCTCGCATCATTCTTGGAAGCAAACTCTGGTAATATGACCGCAGAAGAAATTGCTGACTCCTTTATGGATGGTAAATTCACTGCTCGTCAAATTAACGGTAAAGCACTTTCTCTGGAAATGACTTCGCACGTCAAGCCAGCCGAAAAGAAAGTTACTCCACGTACTTACTCTGAGGAAGAAGAAGCAAAGATCACTTCTATGGTAGAAGGCGGGTCTTATCTTGAAGAGGTAGCAGACGCAATGGGTCGTTCTGTAAACTCAATCCGTGGCAAGCTTCTGTCAATGGGTCTCAAGGCTCCTCAGCGTGATAAAAAAGCTGTTAAATCTGACCCATACGAGGGTATTGAAGATATGCTCGATCAGACTGTCGAAGAAATTGCAACTTCATTCGACAAAACAGTTCGTGGTGTAAAAACTGTTCTGACCCGTCGTGGTCTGAGCTGTGCAGATTACACGCCAAAAGCTGCTGGTGAGTAATCACTAACTTAACTTTCTGATTGTTAAGGGGGATGGTGGCAACACCATCCCTTATCTTTATGAAACCTTTTATTTTAGACGATTTAGATGATGCTACCTTAGATGCAATCTTAGGATTACCTCCAAAATCTAGGGTAGAGTATTTTAAAAAAATTGCTCGTAAGTATTTTCCAAATATCAAAGAAGATTCTGACGAGTTTAACAACTTATTAGAAAACTATAATAGTTCTTTCTATCTTGAAAAGATGTACAGATCTAATAAGTTTTTTAATGAAAAATATACTATAGTGTACACTGATAAAGGTTTTATCCGAAATGTCATCGCTGATATGTACTATGTAGATGATGATCTCCGCACTCATTAAATGACATCTTGCCAGTTGCTCCTATATTTGTTATAATACATAAAATAACAGGAGACATCTATGGCAGAAATCACAGAAGCAAAAATTCGTCAGGCTATCTGGATGATTAAAGCAAAAAAGACTAAAAAGTCTGTTTGCGAACATCTAGGTATTGCTTATAACACTAAGCGACTAGACGCTATTATCAAAGAATTTCACGATAAACAAGACCGTGAAGCCGAGTTAAAAAAGAAAGCTCGCACTAAGATCTTCTCCAAAGCTGAAAAGCAAATTATCGCTGATTCCTATCTCGCAGGCGAGTCACAGTCTGCACTTGCAAAACAATATTACATCTCACCACAACGTGTTAAAAATATGTTGATGGAGATGAATGTTCCCATTCGGGCTCGTGGTAAAGGTAAAGCTGCTAAAGTAGATCATGTTATTCAAGACCTTGAGGTAAAGTTTAATAAAGGCGATAAAGTATTTTTAGCACAAGAAAATGCTTTTGCCGAAGTCCGTGAAGTATATGATGAAGATTGGCTAGAGCAACATGAGTATGGATTTCAAAAATACTATGAAATATACCCATTTAAACCAGGACGTAATGGTATGGCCGGTAAGTACTCCGAACCAACTGAAGGTATACACTATGAAATCTATTGGATGCTAGAAGGAGAAGTTTTGCCTACACGTAAACTAAAAGCTTTCTTGCATCAACGTGAAAAAGTTAGTAAAGTTATTGAAGAAACTGGTAGAGAGTCTTATCTCATCTATAAGACTGATGATTATGGCGGTTATAAAACCGTTACCCGTGATAAACTATTCCCTGTTAAGGCTGGTTAATGGCAATTGATTTGCAAAAACTTACTCTGCGTAGACTATTAGATACGCAGAGTAATGATCTATATTCTAAACTTTTAAATCAATATTTTACAGGAATTAACTCTGTATTATACGACAAGATTAAGTCTTTTTACAAAGCTAATACTCGTCTGCCTTCTACAGATGAGATTCTTGCGTTACGAAAAGATATAGGACTTCAAGAATATATTGAAAATCAAATTTGTTCTGAAGATAATCAAAATGATGATATCTTAGATGAGTTCTTAGTAGCACAACTACAGGATTATTATATCCGTGATGAGACTATTCATTTTATGGATAAGTTAGTAGACGAACTAGACGATTTAGAAAAAGTAGAAGTTGTAGATAAGTTTCAGAATCATCTTTTACACTTAAATCAGGCCATACCACACGATGATGAGCTATACGATATAGCAGAACTTGACTTTTTTCCTTCTGAAGAAGATTTTAAGATATACCCTTCAGGACTATCGTCAGAGTTCGATGCTATCAACGGAGGATTTGCGACACAAGAACTTATTTTATTAGGAGGTAGAAGAGGATCAGGTAAATCTATTATTTCTCTTAACTTAGCTCTTAATAGGTTCTTACAGGGTAATACGGTATCTTTTTTCACTATTGAAATGAGATATAAAGAAGTATATGATAGGGTATTGTCTATTATATCAGGAGTGCCCTTCTTAGATATATTTAGGAATAAACTGAACGATAGTCAAAAAATACAAATCGCAAAGTCTAAGTTTGAAGCATTTTATAAACCATCAGATAAAGTAGATGAGTTACTTAAAAATCTGGAATATACGAAAGATTTTAAAAATTTTGAAAAACGTGTAAAGATAGAAAAACCAGAACTTAAAGATCATAGATTATTTATGATTGATGACGAGTCCTTAACTCTTAATAGAATGGATCACTATTGTAATATGTTTTCATCAAAATATCCCAACTTTAATATGGCAGTAGTTGATTATATAAATATTGTTAAACACGACAATCAAAAAGATTGGCAAACACAAATAACAATTGCTGATAACCTCAAGTCTCTTTCAAGAAAATACGATTTAACAATGGTATCTCCATATCAAATTGATGCCACAGGTGAGGCTAGATTTGCTAAGGGTATTTTGGATTCAGCAGATAGAAGTTTTAACTTTTTTCCTCCTCCAGAAACAGAAGACAGAAGTCTAGACTCTAAAATCACAATTCATACAACTAAGATGAGAAATGGTAGACACATGAGTTTTGATGTACATATGGATTGGTCCTGCGTTAAAATCAATCCTAATATGTCTGAAGTTATAAGCGAAAAGCCTCATGCAGCAGTAAAATTCGGCTCAGATAAACAAGAAGGAGCTAAAGACCTATGAACAAGAGACTAAACACGTTTAAAAAAATGATTGAAACTAGGCACTATAAAAAACAACCTCAAGAAGTTTGGGACTTATACCTAAGACTACTTAGGTTTTGGGGTTGTTTTACTCCAGAAGACCGTAAATTTCTTGATAATAGCAGAAAACTTCTTTTAGGTAGATAAATGGATTTGATTGATTTATTAAACTCACGTGGAATTGAATATAGAAAAACTAATAATCCAGAAGAAATTCTTATTTCTTGCACTAGTGGGCAGCACAGTGATAAGTCTCCAAGCCTATCTTATAATTTAGAAAAAAACATATTTCATTGCTGGAGTTGTGGTTTCTCAGGAGGAATCACGAAGTTTATGCAGTCTATTGGAGAAACTGTCATACTCGATGTGGACAGTAAACAACCATACAAGATCAAAAAGTTAAAAGATAAAATTAGAAAAGTCATCGAACAAGATGATATTCAACTACCAACTGAGCGACATATTTATAACGGAGAATTTAAAGGTATAAGCGGTGCTGTTATGAAAGAGTTTCAAGCTTTTACAACTCAACACCTTGGCTTGAAAGATTACATTTGCATACCTGTCTATCAATTTGGTAAACTTAAGTTTATAGAAGGAAGATATGCAGGGATGGTTTCTGGTAAAGTAAAATACTATAGGAGACCACAAGGAGCATCTGTGTCAGATGTTGTATTTCCTTTAGATAAAATTAAAAATACTAATTATGTAATTCTTGTAGAGGGCATATTTGATATGTTAAATATGTGGCAACTAGGATATAAAAACACTTTATGTATTTTTGGTGCTTCTAATTTTAGTAGAAAAAAACTTGAGATACTAGATAGAATCGGCGTTACAAGAGTTGATATTATGATGGACCCTGATGCTCCTGGGCAAATGGCTGCAACAAAGATTGCGGATGCTCTCAGTTCGAGAGACATATATTCTAGAAATATAAAATTGCCAATCGGGACTGACCCTGGCGATATAAATCAAAGACAAGCGGAGGCTTTTTTAAAATGAGCGGCTTACCTAGAGATGATTTATTCAATAAAAAATCCGCGCCTAAAAAAACGGACATAGTTAAGGTAAAAACTGAAACTGTCTCTTGCGCTAATGACCATCCTATAGTATACTATAAACTGAAGAATAACAGGGCTGATTGCCATTATTGTGGAAGGATTTTTATAAATGAGTGAAGTATGTTTTGTTTTTCCAAGCACTGCAGAAAAAGATCCAAACAAAGTTATCGATAAGTATCTGGCAGGAGTAGACTATGATGTAAAATTTTTACATTCAGGAGATAAAGACAAGATCTTGAAGAAAGATCTAGATTTAGACATGGATGAGTTAAAAAGCTATAAAATTTTATGTCCCATAGGGGCAGACTCGCTTAAGTATGTAGCAGGTATGACAGGCATTCAAAAATATAATGGCGTGTTTATTGAGAAGAAATATCTTCCAATCATGCACCCAAATATAACTATCATCAAACCACAACTTGAAGACGAAATTAAACGTGCCTTTGCTCAAATACCAAAATTGTTATCAGGCGAGGATCTAGTAACACACGAAAAAGACTACTGCTTTATAGAAACGGCAGAACAGTTTGCTAAATATAAACAAGAACTAGAAGATGCACCAACCCTAGTAGTTGATATTGAAACTACATCAGTATCACCCATGACAGGCACAATTCTTGGTATTGCTATATCAACAAGACCACACCAAGGTTTGTATGTATCAATTGACATTGTAAACGCAAACAAACAATGGTTTCATATGCTATTTGTAAATCGTAAATGTATTTTCCATAACTCAAAGTTTGATACTAACTATATGGAAACAGAGCTTGGATTTGAGTTTCCTGATTATGAAGACACAATGTTACTTCACTATTGTCTTGAAGAAGCTGTCGGAACACATGGTCTTAAGCCTCTTGCTCTTAGATTTACAGATCTTGGTGATTATGAACGAGAGTTAGATGACTACAAAAAGTCATGGGCACGTAAGAACAAGGTAAAGCTTGCCGATTTTAATTATGGTATGTTACCTAGTGATATTCTTGCTCCTTATGCTTGTAAAGATGCAGATGCTACTTTTCAGTTGTATATGAAGTTCAAGCCGCTAGTACAAAAAAGTGAAGAATTTAACAAACTTTATAAAACTATTTTGATGCCAGCGACTCACGCAATGAAACGGCTAGAAAAGAATGGTGGCCCAGTTGATACAGAACAGGTAGCTCATCTTACAGAGCAGTATACTATCGATATGGAAGAGTGCCTTGAAGAAATAATGATGAGTGAAGCTGTTCAACGATTCGAAAGAACACAAGGTAAAGATTTTAATCCAAATTCTACATATCATCTTCGTGAACTATTCTTTAATATTCTAAATATGAAAGTAACAAAGAAAACAGAAACTGGAGCCCCCTCTACTGACAAAGAAGTACTAGCTAATATGGGACACCCTCTTGCAGACGCTATTCTTGATCTGAGAGAAAAGACTAAGCTTGCTGGTACATATATTTCAAACATTAGAAATGGAGTGGACTATGATGGGCGTCTTAGATCAGGTTTTAATATTCACGGTACCACCTCTGGTAGGCTGTCTTCTAGCGGTAATCTCAACTACCAAAATATTCCGAGAGATAATAAAGACATCAAAAAACTATTCAGAGCGCGTCCTGGGTACAAAATTATCCAATGTGACCTTGGTACAGCAGAGGTGTATTATGCTGCTATGCTTTCTGGAGACCAGTTTTTACAAAAAGCTTTTATTGATAAACTCGACTTTCACTCGTATGTTGCAAAGCAAATGTTCAACCTGCCAGTTGAGGTTAACGAGGTTAAAAAGCAGTACCCAAATGAGCGACAATATGCAAAAGCTATTACTTTTGGAATCATGTATCAAGCAGGACCAGCGAAAATTGCGGAAACTGTGAATAAAGACGCTAAACCAGGAGAAGAAATCTCAGTTCCACAATCAAAACAGTTTATCAATAAATACTTCTCAGAAGCTAAAGCATTGAAAAAGTTTATTGATGCCTCAAATCAACAAATTGAGAATCATGCATTTATCTATTCTTTCTTTGGTCGTAAACGCAGGCTACCAGAAGCAAAATCACCAAATCAAGGCGTAGCAAAACATGCAATTAGATCTGGAGTAAACTTTTTAGTGCAATCTGTTGCCTCTGATATTAATATTTTAGGAGTGGTTGATCTGATAAAGTGGATTGAAGATAATGATTATCTTGATGCTATCTTACCGTTTACAGTTGTTCATGATTCTATTGTTGCAGAGGTAAGAGAAGATTTAGTTGAAGAATATATTGAAAATGCTCGTCGCTGTATCCAAACTGATAGAGGACTATCAATTCCAGGATGTCCTATTAAAGTAGATTTTGAGATTGGTCCTAGTTGGGGTGAGCTTGCAGACGTTTAAAGATATAGAGTTTCCTTTTTTTGGTTTATACAAAAAACCAGAAAATATATCATTTACTCTTGATAAGATATATATTAATAGAACGTTGTCTAGCCATAGAGAGACAGTAGACGATAAATCCCTAAAGGGTGATTACTTTGCTAGACTTTTGCAGCTAAATAACAGGCTTCAATTTGATTGCACCTGTAAAGATATACAGCAGTTAATATTTGAACGTCCTTTATGGGGGATGGATTCAAAAGCTATGCCTTTTGATTTATCAGAAAGAAATTACCATGTTTCTATAAAAAAACCTATCACTAAAATAAAAGAAAATTTGATTTGGGTTGAAAAAATATCTTATCCTTTTAAGGTACCTACAA